TAAGAAAGTCTTTGTATTCATCCAAGAATTTCCAAGAACCTTTATCATTGATGTAATCTTTTAGACTAGCACCAATCTTACAAACACTACCTTCTTCAAACCAATAGGTGTTTATGATTTTACCCATATGAAAATATGAAGATGCAATCTGACGTTTCTTTAAGATTGCAGAATGCTTGTAGTTAAGTTCAGCCAATAGCTCATATAAAGCCATATGATATTGGGCATCCCTTACTTTGGCAAACCCGTATTTCTTTTCTTCTTTATCATAAATAGGTAAGAAGTTAAGCCACATATAGTAATCTCTAGTAAGATACCATGTCTTGCCGGCATTCTTAAAGATCACACCATTTCTACACTTATCTTTCTCTCCTTCCCAGTATGTACTAAAATCCTTTGATCTAAAAGGAAATCCACAATAGAAACCATTTTTGTTGAAGTTCTTTGCTTGTTCATTAAACAAAAAGGCTGTCTCATCATACTCATACTTACCAGGTTCCTTGAATATAGACAATAAAAAGTCAATGAACTCCTGTGAAGTATGAAACTCCGTAGTAGTCCATTGACCATTTTCATATGTTGGAATAAGTCTATTCATGAATAGTTGCTAGTACATCTCCCTGTGCAATCAGCAAATGTTTTACACCATTATGTTTCATTTCAACAGGAGTTGCATAATCAACGTATTGAACTAAGTCACCAACTTTAATTTCAGTAACTTCTTGACCTACACCTATAACATATCCTTGATATGTCTTTTCTCTAGCTGTCTCCGGGATCATTATCTTGGTCCCCGGAAAGAACTCCCCCGGTTTTTTCTCCAGAATCAGGATTCTCTTCCCTACTGGTACAATCTTTTGGTTTTCCATATTTTTCTTTGTTTACTTGATTTATAAATGTACAGTCATCCCAATAACAGAATATCCATTCATCTTTCTTTTCGTGTATCATAACTGATCATAAGCTAATCCTTGTCCACCTCTAACATGACTTTCTTGTTCTTGTTTCATGTCATTAAAAGCTCCTTTGTAAGATGCTCTGATTTGTTCAAACTTTGCAGCAGCATTTACAAGTGAATTAATATTACCATCTCTACCATGCTCAATAGAAGTTGTTTCCATATACTTGGCTAATCTATCTAACATAGACTTAATACCTTTATATGCTCTGTATGTAGGTGTTTCATAAAGCTTATTGCATGTTGCAATAGCTCTCAAAATTACTTCATCTTCAGGAGATTCTTCTAATAATACCTCTTGAATAATTAAATCTTCCTTCTCAGCTTCTGGTACATTGAAGAAAGGATTCATGTCCGGATTAGGACATGTCATATAAAATATATACTGATACACAGACATAAAGGTATCTGGATAATTCTCCATAATAGCCTTTAATGAATCTAGTGTATAGCAATGTTCAGTTGGAATTGCTTTACCATTCTGAACGTCAAATAATCTTACTATCATTTTCTATTGTCTTTTAACCACATTATTATACTATTCACTTCATCCTGCAAGTATGGTAATTCATAGAATGTGATATCTTCAATTACAGGTTCACCATTTACATGTTCATTAATTGGATAACCATTTTCATCAACACCTAGTTGTACAAACTTTACATGTTGAATAACAAGCTTTCCAATCTTTAATCTAGGATTGTGCTTTTTAATAATATACGCATAAATACTCAATTGTAAATTATAATGGTTTAAATTGCAGTCATCCAAGTGCGAAACAGGATGATACATCTTTTGAGTTACACCTTCCCAGTTTGTAAATCCCTTTTCTTTAATCTCTTTATTGGTCTTGTAATCTGTAATGTTTAAAGTATTGTTTACTACTTCAACTAAATCAGCTTGACCACATAACCCAGCAGACTTTAAATATACCAAATGTTCTGGATAAATACCATCAGATAGTCTTTGATCCGGTGCTAATTTTAAATCACCATCAATAATGGGTCTAATGATAGGTAGTTGTGAACCATCTCTTTCAATTGTTTCACACTCAAGCAAATCTGCTTCTCTTTGGCCATGATACCAATTACCTAACTTAATAGCTCTCTGAGATTCTGATTCCCAAGCTTCAGTAATCTGAGCTGGAGTCATACCGTACCACTTGGACTTTTTATTACTAGCAGCTTTTTTAGCAGCTTCTTTTGAATCAAACTTAGGTTTAAACATTCCTATAAAGGAAGTTACACTCAACCAATCTATGTTCTCATCACCTAAACTCTTGTATAAGTGACCATCTTCTTTAAAGTAAATGCTCATATCTTATTAGAATTAGGGTCCCATTCAATAGTTACATCTGCTGTTGCTGTAGTTGTCCATGCCGGCATATTACCTGCAACACTTACTGCATTTGCTTTTTTAGCTTCATGCATTTTAAATCTTACATACTTACCTAATTCCATATCATTAGGTATAGTATCAACTTCTCTTTCTTCTAATTCAATTTTCATAATTGATACTGTTTTTTAGTTTATGTTCAGTTTCTTCATCCATAATAGCTTTCCATTTTCCTAATGGACAGCTAGAGGCCAATGATCTAGTTTTAAATCCTAGACTGCAACCACATTCTCCACAGCACGGTTGTGTGCCGGGAGCAAAACATTTCTTCCCTTCTGTATCAAGAGAAGAACACGTCTTACATATAGACCATCTCAAAGCAGCTTCTGCTTCAATATGTTCTTTTTTGAATACACTATTCTTGATTCCTTCAAGAATTTGTGGTGCACTTCTAAAGGCACCTAAAAATTTTTCTAGTCCCATCTTTGCTCTTTGATTATAAATGAAACACCCCATTTCAAGAAACATAGATCTATTGATCTGTACCCAGTCCAACTAATATCATTATAGAATGCAATAGTTGGTAATAGGTAATACCGGTCCATTGTGTAACGTTCTATTTTCATATAAATGTAAGAGGTTCTTCATTATTAGTATTAGTAAATCCCGCTCTTTTCATGTAGTCTGAGTCTACAACAAAAGTATTTGCCGTTGTTGTACGGGTTAAGTTATCTAAGTTTCCAGACAGCTTTGGATTAGGAACCATTTGATTGCCCATTATGCAACCACAAATACCTGATCCACCATTTGCAGGATTGCAAGAACAGATTGAACCATAAGGAACTTTTTCAGGTTCTGTACCACAAGGAATAGTTATAACACCACCCCATGAAGGAATGCTTGGTTTTGCAGTGAAATCAATGTATATCTCATAAGACTGATGAAAAATATCTTCCTTACAAGGATAGTATTCACCTTTGACTCCTCTGATAATATAATCACCAATAGTAGCTACATGCTCTCCTTCTAAGGTTTTAATGATTAAACCACCTTCAACTTTAGAGTGATCAATATAAAAATGATCACTGGTTACTTTCATTGATTCTTTACTGAAAGTGTCTTGGGTAAGAAAATCAAACATCTCCCTGTGATTCTTACCTGTCCATTGAACTGCGTCAATGATTACTGGTTTCTTTTTGTATTTCATTTCTTGTTGTTTTTAAATTCTTTCTTTTGTTCTATCATCTCCTCATACATCTTGTGAGCCTGTTCTAGTTTCTCTAGCTTCTCTTTTACACCCATTGTTTTTTCATAACCAGCATAAGTCTGCTTACCTAGATTCCCAAGAATGTCTTTATTCCTCTTGATAGTCTTCTCAAGTTTCTGCTTTCTCAAAACAAACGTACCCAAACCGTCTACAAAAACTCTTGGGTAAGTTAACTCACTCAGATTCTTTCTAAGGCGGCCATAATAGAATGTGATGAAGTCTTCAACAACATTTGCATGAACACCCACCTCTTCTGCAATACCTTCCTTAAACTGCTTATAGTTCTTAGGATTCATTCCCTAAAATTTTAAAGTCTAAGAATATTACACCGTCTTCTTGAATAGCCATCTTCTCATTAAGCCTAATAGTCTTTTTGTTTTTCCCGGTCTTAGAGATTAAGAGTTTCTTTGACGCTTTAGTAACTGCGTTTCTTGCAGACTGTGCACTTTTAAAAATCTCCTTCTCTGTGATGAGGTCACAAAACTTAGTTAACTCAATGTCTTTGTTTAATGCAAGTTCAGTGAGGCAATCTAAATCTGATTGACTAATCTGAACATCATTAAAAAAACAATAGGTGAGGATCTGATATTTAATCACACCCTCCCTAGTTGTTTTAATTTTCTTCTCTACTTTATTTACTAATGCCATTTTTATATTGGTTTACAGTTAACAGTTTACTATAAACTCATGATAACGTCAATTAGTCTAGGATCAGGATAGACATCCATCTTATCACGTCTGACGTTAGTGTGAGATAATAAACCTTTTACTTTTCCGTAGTATGCATCTTCCTGAAAGTCAAATGCTTTGGTGGCACCTTGCTTCTTGATCCATTGTTGTAAGCCAACTCTTAAGTCAACTCCATCTCTTTCTCCAATGTATCTTAACCATTTCTCCACCTCTTCAATCTGCTTATCAGAATATCTATGCCAATGCACAGCTCCTCTAAATGCCTCATCAAGTGTAATCACTTGGCTATCATGAGCCTTAGTCTTGACATACGTTTTCATATCTTTGTCAAGATGACCCATAGCACAGATCTCTAGACCCACGGTTCTACGGTTCATGTAACCCGATCCAGAATCACCAATATGCCATCCGAGATTACCCTCAGGAAAAGTTTGCACCATTGTGCCATCATACTTACCTTTTCCAGTGGCGTGATCTTGACCACCCAGTACAAACTCAGTAGCAATCCTACCTCTTGAGTCTTTACCCCACATGTCTACACATGCATAAGGATTAGCCCCACCGGCTGTGTGATGCAACATGATATACTCATTGTCAAGCTTCTCATGCACATACTCATCATCAGGTAAGAAGTACTTGTGAATTGTCTGATTATACTTAGTAGTATAATACTGACTACTCAAATCTGTGTCTTGGTCAATAGCCTCTGTGAATCCACCCTTAGATAAAAGGAGTGTCCATGTTTCATTACCTACAACACCATCTGGTTTAAGCTCATGGTGCATTTGGTATCTGATAACAGCAGCTCTGGTCTTGTCACCAAACTGCCCGTCTGCTTTGAGACCTAGGATCTGTTGAATCTTTCTTACGTCTTCACCAGTATCCCCTTTTTTTAGCATTCTCATATTAACTACGTTTTAAAGTTCTACGTGGTGATTCTTCTGCAGCCTCTGTATCAGCCATAGCTTTCTCAAAATCCTCAGCAGCTTGATCTACTTCCGGATCTTTATCAGCTGCATAAGCTTGGGCCAAGAACATTTGAGCTTGGATTCTCTTTGCTCTAAGCTCTTCAATCTCAGTCAAGAGTTGTTCATACTCCTTCTGAGCTTTTAAGTGAGGGATGTTTGATTTGTAGAATTCAGTGATCTCTTTTCTACGTTGAGCCAATTGTTCCTTAGACAATTGTACTTGTTCTTCTGTGAAGTTTTCTTCTGACATGATATTTGGTTTTTATTTGTTCAGAACAAATATACCAAATAAAGTTAAATAAAAAAAGTTTAGGAATTATTTTTTTTATCCAGTTCAGTTTTTAATTCTGCACAAAGCTCATACTCTTCTATCTCTACAAAGTAATCTATAAGCTCCTGGATAATAGCCGGGGTAACCTCCCTCTCAGGATCATGCACTAGAAGAGTAGCATAACCTTTATTATAATCCTCATCTAATAGATCCTCAAAGGTAATCTTATTAGTAACCATCCTATAGGAACTATAATAGGCTCTATCCAAATCAATGTGATCTTCTATCTGCTTCTCCATACTTCTAATATACCAAATTTTTAGATCCTATCCAAGTATCCCCACCCCTCAAGTCACCCCACAAGTAACCCCCCTAGTCACCCCTCAAGTCCAATCCCTCATCTTGGTACAGAGATGCACAATCCATCCGTACCTACAACCTATCTATGTGTTGCATTCTTAAGGGGTGCTATGGAACCGCTCCCCGGCTAAATTCTGACAGGGGGGTAGCCCCCATAAGTTTAATCTAAAAAAAATAATTTACTATGAGCAAATCAGTTTTCTTCCGTAAGATTAAAGTCAATGCTGACACACAGAGTGCTGTCATCATTGTCTCCTCTGCCCCCTTGACACAAGCCAAGGCAGAGATTGCAGGCTTCCAAGTTGGTGCACGCAACCAACAGAATCTGCAATTTGGCATCCTTGCCTTAACCGATCCAAAGACCGGTGAGTCAATGAAAGCCACTCATCCCACCATTAAAGGCTTGCAAGCAAAGCTTAATGTTGGGGATGAGATCCCAGGTTTCCAGTTGAGCAACAATCCTGTTGTCAACCGTGAAACTGGGGAGGCACTTGACGGCCTCTTCTGGGTTGAACCTGCCTAAAGCAGGGACTGGGGAAACCCAGTTGAACCCAGAAGGAACTGAGCATAGTTACTTGCGTAAGCAAGGGCTATGCTTTGTTCCACCTTACCTTGCCTTAATACACATTCACCAGGTGATAGCGGATGAATCTGTAGAGAGATGACCACTTACCACCTGAACATGTGTTAAAACTGTTCTTTTTTTTTTATTTGTTTGTGTGTTAGAAGATAGGTGGGAGGCCCACATACCCACATATTACCACAATCAAACAGTCCATCACACTTGCCACACCTTAAAATATATATAGCTATGATCAAGAAAAAGACTTATATAGTGTCCACCTATAATACATATGAAAGTATTACCACTATGGATACTTACTCTCTACTGTTTCTTAAGCTTCAGTATATGAGAAAAGGTTACCGGGTGTTTGTCTTTCCTCCTCTATGGATGGTTAGACTGTGGGTTAGAGTTACCCGCAAGATGACTTATTGGGAAGGTCCTAATGTTACCTTTGAAAGGTATAGACCAGGCACCGGCCAAGTAACTCATCATTCACCTTATGATAACTTTAGATAAGAAATAGTATTGTTGCCTTTCCTTTAACCAGGCAACTATCCAGTAAGCTACTGGCGTGGGTTGGTCCAGTATAGTTACAAGACCAATAGGCTGATATACCTAAATGTATATCCAAGGATAGGAGACCACTAGACGTAGTGGATACTCTCTTATTCTTGATAAGTACACAATGTTGTTACCCTCAGAGTTGAAATACTCATGGTGTGTACGTTAAACCAGCTTGTCTGGCTACAGAAACAACAGGTCAGCCTTCGTGACCAAAGGATAATCCAGTGATGGAATAAAGTGTCTCCCTTAAGAAAGGAGATGCCATGCATTAGCATGCCACTGAAAGGTAGTTACATATCAGTATCTTGGACTGGCCCTACAGGGTAATAGAGATACTGACTCCTCATGGAAAGGGAGTTGAGCGTGAAAGCGTAATAAGAATGTAGCTAGATAGTGTTAGTACCAACAGCCAATTGGGGATGCACTATAAGATTACTGTGAAGATGCTGGAAGAAATTCCGTGTCGTAGTAGGGGTAATCAATGAGTATGCTTGGCCGCAGAAAGTAGAAGGGAGTTGGTAACTAAACTTGTCAAAAGCAAGCATGTTATACAACCAGGGAGAACTTCCTTCATCCATCCATTTCTTAATAACTAATAGTGGTGATCCCACATTAACTAATTATGAAACAAAGCAAGATCCTTCCTGGACCTTGGGAACACAATGTTCTTATTGTACTGAAATATGTACAGACTTGACGTCCGCAAGACAGATAGTAAGTAGAGTGAGTAGTATCTATCTAACAGGTGGCAGCCTGTGAATCCCGCAAGGAAGTTGGTGTGAAAATGAAACTATAACTCTCAAGGTAGTGATGGCAGACATCTTAATCTGTGAACGTGCAATATACCTGCAGTAATGTTGGTGTGTGTAAAGAGTGGAAACATTCTAAAACTATTGCCATAAGGGTCAACACTCAGCCCTTGTACTAATG